CACCGCACGCATTCTCGTTGCCGCCATTGACTACACCTCCCGGACGTTCACTCCCCCTCGCTTACTGCGGCGGGAGGTTGAGCGCCTTCGTGAAGGACTGACCGTGACGCGGGAGCACGTCGCCCATCTGGAACGTGGCGACCTCGATGATATTGCGGGCCTTCTTCGTGAACGGGTCGACGACGAACTCCATCGCCCCGAACAGCGCGAACAGGAGGTCCGACCAGTTGCCGAACATGAGCGCCTGAAACGTGCCGCCCGTGTCCGAGGCACCGTTCGACGTCATCGCCTTCGACGCCTGCGTCGAGCCGCTCGCGCCATAGCCGAGCATCTCACCGTCGCGCAGGTTGCCCTTCCAGATAGTCGAGGCGACCGTGTTCCCGAGTTCCGTCGTGACGCGCAGACGACCCGCGAGGATGATGCTCGCGAGCCAACGCATCGCGCCGAAGTCGGCGTTGTTGTCGGCGACAGACGTCACCATGTCCATGAGTCCCGGCAGGTCCGCGAAAGACGAGCCGAAGTCCTTCGTCGCGACGTTCTGCGCGTTGTAGATGCCCGTCGGCTGCCCGGACACGCCGGAACCGTGAATCGCGGCCTTGTCCATCGCGAGCGAGTGACCGACCGCGAGTTCGTCGCGGACCCACCCCTCGAGGTCGAACGAGGACTGCATCGCGAGTTGCCGCGTGAACGGGACAATCCCCTGCATCGTGTGAGGACTGAGCAGCGCGACGCCGAGCGACGGGTCGCTCGACGGCGTGTCCGCCGACGGGTTCTCCGGAACCCACGCGACCGTGACGCCGCCCGTCACGCGCGGGAACCCGACCGGACCACTCAGTCCCGTCAGGAGCCGCGCGCCGCTCTGCAAGACGATGGACTTCGAGCGGAGGAGTTCGATGAGTTCCCCCGCCGTCTGCTGCACGACCTCCGGCCCCTTCGTGCCGATGGTACTCGAGAGCGTTCGGGTCCGCATCGGAGCGAGGAACCCGCCGTGCCGCTTGAGGTCGGACGGCCAGTTGCTCTCGAGGTGCCGGTGGACCGCCGCCTCGACGCCGTCGAACCGCGCGTTGTGCGGGTTCTCCATTGCCTCGATGGTCCGGCGAATCGCCCGGTGATACGAATACCCGGCGAGGTCGTCCGCCGGGATATCGCCGAGCCCGAGCGCCTCGCTCGACGGCGGGACGCCGCGCGCCTTGCTCGCCTTGCGCGCGACGTCGATTGCCACCTCGGCGACCGACTTGTCGCGCCAGTCGGCGCCACGCTGGTAGGACTCGACGTCGACCGCGGACAGGTTGTTCGCGGCGCAGATACGCGCGACCTCGTCGTTCCGCTGCTCGCGCGCATCGCCCTCCGGCGTCGCCGGAGGAGCCGTCGAGCCGCCCCCGCCCGCGCCGCCGCCGTTGAACTTCACGCTCTCGACTCGCATCGAACGACCCTCCTCGACGGCGACGCCGTCCTTGAGATTGACGGGAAACTCTCCCGCCTGCTGAGAGCGCCCGACGCCGATTGAATAGTCGGCCGGAACGCTCACGATGCTCACCTCTGCCGGTTGCCAGCGTGTGACCTTCCACACGTCCATCCCGTCGCGCGTCTCCACCTTCTCGGCGTCCTTGACGAAGTAGCCGACCGAGATGTTCCGGCGGATTCCGTCCGCGACGTCCTGCTCAACTTCGCGCCCGCGCGTCGAGCGAGAGAACCGCAACTTCCCGACGAGCCGGGACCCTTTGATTCCCGCCTCCTCGACGACGCCGACTTGGTCCCCCCCATGGTCGACGAGCACCGCGGCGCCCGCCTCGAGCCGCGACATGTCCACCGACGCTGACGAATGGTCGAGGACCTCGACGCCGAACCACCGCTCGATTTCAGTCTCGCTCGAGATGCTCACCTCATAGAGCGTCGGAGCGTCCTCGGCGTCGCCCTCTTTGCGCTCGACCTTGCGGACCGTCGAGTCGAAAATACGGAACTGCATCGGGAGAGCGCGCACCTCGTCAAGCGACTTTTTCACCGTCGAATCCTCCTCGGACCGGCGCCGTTGCGCGCGCCGTTCAGGTGTGCGGCGATGCGGTTCCCGTTGCCGTTGCCCTCGGCGCCGTCGCCGGAGCCGTCGCCGGTTCCGTCCTCGCCGTCCGCCGCCTTGCCGGGGTCCACGCCGCCCGCGGGCGCAGGGTTGATGCTGACGCCCATGCTGTCGGCGAGTTTCTGCTCCTGCGACAACTCCTCGAGCACCGTCTCGAGGTCCTCGCCCTGCTCCGCGAGCAACTGCGTCCGCGAGGCGAGCCCCGCCGCGATGGCCGCGGTCCCCGCTTGCGTGTCCTTCAACGGGTCGACCCACGCCCAACCGCGATGCACGAACTTGTGTTTCGTGAACTTGCGATAGTCGCGCGTGTCGAGCGCGATGGCCGAGTGCAGGAGAGCCGAGTTCAGGAACTCGAGATAGACCGGCCGGAGGAACGCGCACTCCCACCACCTCTGCAACGAGCGCCAGAGGTCCCGCTCGCCGAGGAGCCCGGCGCGCATGGACGAATAGTTCACCGACTCGAGGTCGTTGTTCAGTCCGTTGTAAGACACGCCGAGCCCGGTCGAGATGCGCCGCATTGCCGCCTTCACGAACCCGTCGAACGCCGTCGACGGATGGTCCGGCGACCACGTCGCCAACTCATACCCGTCGGGAAGGATGCCGAACGTGCCGGGGTTCGCCTCCATCGTGAACGCCGCCTGACCCGAGGGGAGCACGCCCGCGCCAGCGTCGGCGCGCTTCTGGTAGAAACCCATTTTCGCCGCGGCGATGCGCGCGGCGACGAGTTCACTCTCGGCGTACCCCTCGAGCATTTTGATATTGATGAGCACGCTCGAGAGCCACGTCACGCCGCGCGTCTGCCCCACCCGTTCGGGGTCGTATAGGTGGATGATTTCGTTCGCGGGATAGGTCACGGCGTCGCGCGCGACGGCGCTCGTCATCGCCGTCGGCTTGTTATACCCGTGATAAGCATAGGGTCGGCCGTCGGCGTCGATTTCGACCCCGAGGCGAATCTCCCGTTGACCGTTGTCGCGCGACGGTCGGTTGATGCGCTCGTCAATGAGTTCCGGGTCGATAGCCTCGAGCGCGAACCCGAACCGGTTGCGGTCGAACGCGCGAACCTTGCGAACGAACACCTCGCCGTCGCGCGCGATAGAGCGGAGTAGGAGCGACTGGAACGACACGAAGTCTTGTTTCCCGTCGCGCGTCGGTTGATACTTCCACTCCTCGAACGCGTCCTCGATTTTCTCGTTGAACGGTTCGTTCAGTTTGTCGTTGTTGTTCCGCACGAGCGACTGGAACCGAGCACCGTCGGGCCCGATGACGCCTTGCGCCAAAAGCCGGAGATAGTGCTTCGTCGTCGAGTCGTTGTTCTCGAGTTCCCGCGCGCGCGCGCGCAGCATGGGAATCGTCCAGCGGATTTCGTCGTCGCGCTGCATACGCGTGACGAGCCAGTCCGCGAGGAGCCGGTTGACGTCGGCTCCGTTGAAGTGTCGCGCCGCGCCAGCGGGAACGGCCGGGATTGCCGGTCGCCGACCTCGGAAGGTGTCCCACGCGGCAGCGGCGCGATAGAGGAGCGGGACCGTTTGTTTCACGATTCGCTCGAGACGTCGGTGAAGGTCGCCCGGACTTCGCGAATGAACTCGCCGCCAGCCTTCGCGAGCCGAATCTCCTCAATCAATCGCGCGCGGGTCGCCTCGAGTTCCGCCTTCGGAATCTGCGCGACCGTGCGCGACCCGATTGCGAACGTCTCCATGTCCTCGGAATAACGCTCGAGGAGCCGGTCCTCGACCAACTTGAGCGCCTTCTCCGCCCACGCCTGAGCGTCGCCCTCGCCCGCGGCCGAGAAGTCGCGCAGGACCTCGAACACGCCGCGCTCGAACTCATAGACCTCGCCCGACTTCGACACGACGAGCCGGTAACTGTAGGTCCCCGGCACGAGCGCGGCCGTGTCGACCGCCGTCAGGACGAAGTCGAACCCACCCGCCGGGACGCTCGCCGAGCCAGCCTTGCGGAGCACGCTCGCCCCGGCGACTTGCAGAGCCATCGCCCACGCCGGAGACGGATAGCTCGACGAGGACGCCGAGAACTTGACCGTCGTTCCGGCCGGGAAACTGTCCGGGAGGGTTTGCGCCATGACCGGACAATCGCCGCGGGCCCGGCGCGGCGCCACTGTGCATTGCGCCTAAAACGCCGAGGCTCCCCGCCAGCGCGCCTCGGGCGCACACTGGACAGGGAGCCCCCCGCTCCGCTCCGACCGCCTACGCGGGCGAGCTAGACGCCGTCGCGGGCCCGCCTGCGCTCGAGGCGCGCGCCTTCACCTTCGCACGGCGAGTCGCCCACCCGCGCCGGGACGCCTCGCGCTTTCTCCGCTTGGAGAGCTTCGC